AGACGACAATCTGCATAATAACTCGCTTCCATGACTTAGTTATTCTTGGTGATTTCAGATTGTTAAATGGGATTCTAAGGTAGGCTTCAACTTCTGCGCCATCAAAGCTAGTCCCTGAGTCCATTTGATATATATAGCCAGTGTCGGAACCGAAGAACAAAACCTCTCTACCTGTTGAGTCTTCAGCCGAGCAGGCAGTTAAAACAGATAAAGGTAAATCCATCTGAGTAAAAGCTACTGGCTTCCTCTCCTCTTTGTAAGCGATTATCGCCGTATCATCAGAGAAGAATATTCGATATTGGTCTTTAGCCTTAACTCGCATTGAAGCGGTAGCATTGCCAATATTCAGGTCAATAGTGGTTTGAACTTTATCTGAAAAGGTTGCTGCGTCAAAGTCGCCGTAGTTCTGAGAGGCTGTTAGCGTGGTTAATCCTCGATCATCGAGATACTGAGGAGATCCAATACTTTGAATGGTATCCTCGATAGCGCCTGACTCTCTTGAATGAGTCACTAGATTCCAATCTGAAGTAGACGATCCATAGAGAATAAACGTCCGGTTACGGCAGAATACAGCCAATGCCTCGCCTTGTACTGCCTCGAATCCGGTTATCTCATCGCCTGCGCCAATTTCAGCCGCTCCGGTGATGGGGCTCCAAGTTTCTGGGTCTGCCGACGAGCTGTGCTGTACTGAACCACCAGAGAATGAGTAGAATAAATGATACTTATGAGCGATAACGTGCTCAGGTGTATCCGTTGTCATGCCGGTGGTTATCTGGGTAAAGGTTGTTCCGTCGAACATGAACCCCTTATTAACGCCATCCACTCCGAACATTTTTACCGTTCCAGCGTGGCCGGTGAAGTTGTAATTTACAAACCTGTACTTGCCGCTTGGGGACAACGTAGGTGTAGTGACTTGAACCCATCCGGTCGATGATGATCCCCACATGACCGCAGCAGTTCCGCCTGAGTTGTTTCTAAAGGCATAAACTACGCCCTTGTAAACCCATACGCCGAGAATATCCCCGCTGCCAGGGACCGCCTCAATTATCCCTCTAGCGTACTCAATAGCATACTGAATCCATGTAGAATACAGTGTATCAGTTGGGGCGTAGCTCGCTAAAGGCGTCCCGTTTACTATGGCGTACTCAGTATGAGACATTAGCTAGGCATCCGCCTTACCGCCACTACCGCGTTAAGCCACTCAATAGAGTTGTTCACTGTTGTTGTAATATTAACAATAAGCCCCTCAGATCCCGATCCATCAACGGAGTCTGACAACCCAACTCTGCGCCACTTTCCGTACTCGCCTGTGACAATGTTATCTTCTGGGCCGTGATCTGTAGCTAGATCGTATAACGTCGCGCCTCCAGCAACAAAAGCTGTCGCGTGGTATGTCCACCCTAACGATGAGTGCTTGCTAACTGTGATGTTAAAGCCTGTATCTGTGGCTCCGCCTAACCACTCAAAATTAATCGCCTTTATATCGAAATCAGTATTACCTACATCATTATATGTGGCGAAACCGTAATTAAAATCGTAGTTGTATGCCGCGCCACCAGATGATGTTAGCGTATAAGTCACCGTGCCAAGCCATTTCTTAGATGTCTCATAATACTGATCTGTCGCTGAGGACGCGCAATCCGCCACAACAATCTCGCTGTCGCTAGCAGTCCTCACTCCGCCATCAGTTATGCTAGTACCAGTCACCGTTAAAACTAAATCAGATCCGTCGGTTACTCCTGCCGCTGCGGCCACAACAATCGCGTGCGCTGCATATGATGAGTTTGCTGTGCCGTACGCCTGCGTAGTAGACGCTTGGGTTAAATTTGAGTCCGCAGCAGGGCAATCATAATAGCCGTACAAATAAAAGCTGCCCGTTCCGATACTGTGCGTTATTAGCGACGCCGATACAGGTATTGCTGGATTTAACGCCTCCAAAGACACAACGAGATCCCTTATGTCTTGCGGTGAAATATCGCCACTTGTATTGTCTGCAAGCAGTGTTAGAATATCGCTTATCGTTCTTACTGTGTCCATTATTATTCAAATCCGCTATCAAAACCTAAAGAAAAGGCGCTTGCTGCCTCTACAATTACATCATTATCTACAAACGTGCCCGATGTCGCTGTGATAGAGATGTACCCAGTTGCGTCATTGCCAGCCCAACTGCCAGTATCAACAGTTACTCCAGACACTACCCCTCTCGCATCCGACGTTCTACCTCCAACTATCTGCCCTAAAGATGGCTCGATAGTTCCAGCATCAAACGGTAGAGCTACAATAGTGGCTTCGCTAGGCTTTGGCTTTCCGCTGTATCGCTCGTAGCCGTCTATTCTTCGATATCCGCCGCCTTTCTTTGGCTCGTAGTTTCGAGAGAAGAGTAGGTGGCCTGGCTTAATCTTTAAAGCTGGATCGACCTGATTCTCCCCGCCCTCCATAATGAAAGCGGTTGAGTCTATCCTTTCGGCTTTAGTTCTACGCCTCATTCTGGCCTCACTACGACATCAGCATGATCGACCACACCTCTAATGTAGTTACCTGGGAGCTCTGACTTCTCTAGCTGACTTACCCAATATGCCAGTTCAGCATTGGAGTTTTCCAGTATTTCCCTTGCGCCTTGGTCTTCAGCGTACCGAGTCTTAGCCATCTCGATAATTGCCTGCTCAAATTGCTCAGGGATGTCCGAAGTGTCGGTATTGGCCGTCATGCGGGTAGGACGCTTAAAATACTCTGCTGTCAGCGTGTAGGCTGTATCAGGCTGTGGATATAGCGATAGTGAGTTATCAGGCTTAATCGTGAACTCATAAGGTTTACTAGAGGTCTGTACGCCGTTTCTACGAGTCTTGCGCCATAACTTGTACTCAACCTCTTTAAGATTAGCGTAGGTGTTGAGAGCTTGGTCGATATAGATAGACTCCCTATCCCATACACCTATATCAGTAGGCGCTACATAAGTAGGCGTATCTGCTATTGTATTTGTGCTGAACGATGAGCTAAGAAAGTTCCAATCAAAGTATTTCGACTGGATCAACTCATCCGCGTCAGCCGTCCACGTTACAACCCTAAGCTCTATTCCAGTCTGTCCCGTTACTGAGGCTAGACCGGAACCAGGAATATTACACTCCTGAGCGACCTTGTTGCAGAGAGCTAAGAAGTTAGACTTAGCCATTACTTAGAAACTCAATAGCGTCAGCTTTGTTGGTGTACTCGCCACCAGCATCGACAACCATCTTCTTAAGCGTCTTGTGGTGGACGTTGCTCAAGTCAACATTATCAACCTTACCGTTCTCGTCAACCTCAGGCTCTAGGCTAATAGTGATTGATTCAGGCTCAGGATCAAGCTCTATCGTAACCTCTACAGGCTCAGAAAACTTCCCGCCAACCTTGTTACCTTGGGCGTTAAAGTATTCGCCGTTCTGCATGAATCGGGCGCCAGGAGCGTCGTCAATCTGCCCAAAAATCTCGCCGTAAGGCTCTTTCTTGTTCATCATTATAGTTTCTCTCTGTCTGTTAGGCCGGTTTCTGTAGCCTGTTTATCAGTCCATTTCTTGTCTGCGACCTCTTCGTGTGAGGATGCAATTGAATTCTCGCCATACCGAATGGAATAGTCTTTACCTTTTGAATATCGACCGCCTTCTGTTTGGTCAACCTCCGTAGGCCAAATATCTTTCATCTTCATTTCATTTCTCCAAAGAAAAGGGGCCGAAGCCCCTAAACATTGTTAGCACTTATCTTTAAAAGTGCCGCGATCAGATTTAACAGACTTGTCAGTAGCGACAGGTCGTTGCGTCATCTCATTAGTTTCAGCGCGGGGAGGCGTCTTGTTGTCCACCTTTCCCTCATCTGTATAGCCTTGCTCTGCATTTCCCATGATAATTCTCCTTAGAACCAATCAATAGTGATGTGAACCGATCCAATTCCCGCCGGAGTACCGCCTGTTGGGGCGATACATGCCACCTCTAGCTGAGTAGAGAAGACATCTCCGTTGATAATTGCGTCAGTGTCGTTTTGTGTGTTGTAAAAGTCAGTTGCCGCTGCTGCGTCCATGTCCATCTGAACATAAGCGTCAGCATCGCCGGTAGTGCCGATCCGAACATAACCCGGTGTAGTCACCTTGTTAAATGTTTCGGTTACAGCAACACCAACATCAAGAATGACTCCGCGATCATAGCCTTGAGGGGCTTTAATCGCGTGAGCTGAATCACCAGCCCCGAAGTCAACCGCAGGAAGAACATAGGTCATTGTGCGAGGATTACCCCCGCTCAACTCTCTACTCCTCTGGTCTGAGGTCTTGATAGCCATGACTTAGAACCAGTCGATAATAACGTATGGCTGGCCTTGACCAGTCACGCCAGAACCGTCAGTACCTTCTGTCAGCGTGAGCTGCAAGGCGGTATCTGCTGGAATATCGGCATCAAGGATAGCGTCAGTATCATCGCCACTATTAAAGACGACGTTGATAGCTGTTGCATCGGTGATGTTCAGTTTCGCGTGTGCGTCCAGATCTCCGATAATACCAAGCTCTACTGCCGCCTCCAGCGTATCATCAAGAAACGCCTCGGTGGTGGTAACGCCGATTTCTACCAATCGACCAACTAGCCCAGATGGGCCTGCGATCTGATGAGTGGTAGCGCCTGCCGACGCGCCGAAGTCCATGATGGCGAAGTTGTACATGCACGTTTGTGGGTTTGAATAACTCATATTAATACTCCTATAAAGTTAGTTTATGCAGCACTTGCCCATTCAATGATACGAGCGTCCGCAGCCACAGTATGAGCAAGAGCAAAGCCCTCAATTGCATACCACGCCACACCTTTGTCACGACCGAAATCGCCAGGTAGCTTGCCTCGAATCTCAGGCGGCACTACGATAGCTTCCATTACGGTATCTTCACCGAAGAAGAACGCTTGGTCTGACTTAGCGTTAGTCCAAGCCTGACTTGCTACAGCGGTTTGCTCGAAGAAACGAATTCCCTCATATGAGCGACCTACTTCACCGCGCAGGATATTCTGGAAGCCGGTATCCACATAAGAATGGATAGCTTCGAGATCGTCCTTAAAGTCACGGAAGGTAGAAGGGCGGCCAATGCAGCGATAGTTACCGTCCGAATAAACGGGGATATTGCGCTCTTTCATTTGGTCAGCAATCAGCTTCACATGAACATTGTTCATAGCGAGGTTATTGGTTGCAGTTGCGGTTCCGCCTGTTTCCAGTGTAATCGCAGTTGCGCTAGTTCCTGAAGCGGGGGTTACCACAAGAGGAGTAGCGTCAAACTGAGCGTGCGCCGCTGCTTCAAATGCTTTAACTGCGTCATTCTTCAGTGCTTTTTGGATAATCTGCTTTACTGGGTGCTTGGAGTGATCGTCCAGAACGCCTGAGTAAGGTACAGAATTACCATATTCACTAACCGTTCCAGACCCTTGGGTGATGGTAAAACTAGTCTCTGGCATCTTCTCGGTCTCGCTGAGAGTGGTGCCTTGAGTGCCTACATCGCCGTACACGTTCCATTGGAAAGCGTCGCCGGTATTTAGACCTTTGTCGGTAAAGTCGCTCGCATCTGCGTGTTGAACAAAGCGAGTCATTGGTTGCAGCGAGTTTCGCAGTACATCAGACAATTCGCCTGAGTACATGTAGCCACCTGCCGTATTAGTTCCCCATAGTTGTGCCATGAGATTTTCTCCTAATAGATTAAAATAAAGTTATCAGCCATTCATCCGTTGCTCTATGAGCCCTTGGACGTACTCTGAGTTTGTTTGTCGTTTCGGTTCTGGTTTAGCTTGCACTCTACCAGTACCGGCTCTAGGCGAAGCCATGCTGCGTTTTGCGGCCAGTTTTTGCTCAGTTGATTGGCTTGTAGCTCCAGTCAACTTGTCACGCCATGCTCGCACCTGATCCCCAACTTCAGCGGCCACCTCTTTTGGTGTCCATGTCGGATTTTCTTGGCTCACTTGACCAGTCTTATTATCTGCCATTGCAAATAGTTCAGGATCATCTTTGATATCTTTATACTCTTTACCAAAGAATGTCTGCGCGTCTGCGATGGAGTTATTAAGCTGTTTTTGCTCCAACCGTTGAGTTGCGATGTTTGCGGCGTCGTTTCTGATTTTGTCTAGGTCGATTTCCTGCGGGGTGGCTGTCTGCGCCCTGCCTGCCATCATTTGAGCCATAATCTTATCGGCTTTCGCCTCTTCACCGTCGTACATTGCTTCTCTGTATTGCTTCGCTAGATCTTCATTTTGATCGCCTGCTGGTGGATCACTTTTTACTTCGCGCCCGTCATTAGATGGTGGGGCTGCTGTCAGCTTTTCATGTTGCTCTTGCTGCCATTGATGAAACTGCTGTTGTTGTCGCACAAGGTCGTCTTTGTCGGTCTGTAGCTGTTTACGCTCAGTGGATAGGGCTTTAAGGCCGTCCTCTGCTGCTCTGCGCTTACAGTTCGACTCCGCCTGCCGCCTCAACCTTGTCAAAATCGACATCAATCTCTTCGCCGTGAATCTTTACGGTTACGGTTTCTGGGTTGACCTCTACCTCTGGTTCAACCTCAAGTTTTTCTTTCTCTCTTTGCTGATACTTTCGAGCGATTCGTTCTTGCTCAGACAGTTCAGTCTCATCAATAACAACTTCTTCTGCTTCTTTCTCAATCGTTGCAACCTCTACAACTTCTGGTTCTACTTTTTCTAGGGTAGCTTCTGCGCCCATCTTAAACTCCTTTGGCGTGTCTCACGACATGGCCGGTTATCGTTCATCTATTAAACACTCTTCAGCTATAACGCCTTCTGTTATAGCCTCGTCCATCCAGTTAATAAACATCTGCGAAACCTGGATAGTATTTCTCAGATCGGTGTTGCTCTTTAGATCGCTGGGGCCGCACTTAACTAGTGCTTCTACCGCCTCATCTGATGTGCTTACAGCCTTTTGTACTAAGTATCGGCCCAGCCTACTGGCTTTAAATGTGTCAGCCTCTCTGCCTAGTGCTGCTATTTCAATCTGGTTTGACTCTTCATTCATAGAATTAATTATATCATAAATCAGGGTTAGCCGGTATTTCCCACCCTTTGTCTTTCATTCCTCGGCAATTATGGATTAGCCGCTCATCGTTAAACTGCATACACTCTTCGGGCGCTCTGCCTTTAGTTTTAGCGAACGCCGCTGTTGTGAGGCCAAATGTTCTAGCGTGATACGCCATATCATCCTCGTCTTTCTCTTTTGCTGGAATGGCATAAGTGATGGCCCCGATAGCTTCAGCATCCACACCTCGGCATAAAATCATACCTCCATCGCCAACAATAGGCTTGAAATTACCGATAGCAGGATCTACAGCCGCTTTAATAGCCGTCTTATTTTCGCTATAATAACTCGAGTTTAATAATGCTAGTTTCATGGTAATGTATATGTTGGTGAGCCATCGGTAGCGACCCAAGCGTTATTTTGCCTATCAAGCTCAAACTCCTCGATGTCGCCAGCTATGAAATTATTGTATGTAATATATTTCGCTGAAGGGGAAGATTCACCTTTTGCATATTGGGTTGTGGCTGAATCGTTGTTTAGGTCGTAAAACGTAGAAACATCGCCTGCGCCAGACTGGTCTATAAACTCAACCTTTGGGATAATCCCTTTAAATGCCGCCGCCCCGCCACTTGTAGAGCCAACCTCCTCAAATGTGACCGCTAAAGCGCCTACTGTAGTAGCTGAGTTTGTGCCTGCTCCAGACGTCACCGTAAACAAGTCACCTACTCTGCTAAACACGCCATCATGCCAAACGCTGTCAGCATAATCTATTGTCGGTATTGCTATAAATACATTGGCGCTTACGCTGTTTTGGTATTTGACTCTTAGGTTCCCCGAAGATGCTAATACCTGAATCCCGTATAGCGCCCCGCTATGACCTAGTATTGTCCTAGTGGCCGTCTTGTCTGTGCAAATAAAACTAAATGGGATCTCGAAATCGCCGGTATGGGTGGCTGCGGTATTTAGATCGCCATTGGTTGTGGTTCCGTTAAACGTGCGCAGGAATCGCCTTGTGACCCGCTCAGTCGTGGAATCGCCAACCCCTTGGCCGACTCGACCGCAGACTGAGCGAAGAACTGGAGAGGCTGATAT